CTGACGAACAAATTACAATGCTCCGTCGTCTCATTAAAGATGAGATTGAATGTGCTCAAATTGATGGTATGGAGCATGGTCAATGGGGATGGGCAGAGAAACAACTGGATGAAGGATGGAAAGTATTTCAGGAAAGTTTCAATGACTGAACATCCAGCAAATGATTGGACATGGGAAGACACCGCTGAAATTAAGTTTCAGGAGTGGTTTAATGACCTCTATGGTGTATATTCTCATCGTTGTGAGTGGTTTTATGGTGATTGCGAGACAGAAGATGTAAACCAACGAAAAGATGCTATGATTAAATGGTTGCACTCTGCATACCTAACAGGTTATAATACTGGGAGATGTTCCAATGACTGACACCTGGAAGAAATGGACTATCTGGACATCCATTTATGTTTTTGATTATTGTGTATTTTCTTGGAGAAATCACATGTGGCCCCATCTAGATGGATACGCAGACGAAGGTATGATGAAAACACTTTTTTGGCATTACTTGAATTACGGCAACACTAACACTTGTCTTAGGAGCGATAATGAACTTAACAAAATTTATTGCTACAAATAGATTTCTCCGACATTCCCCATTCTATTGGTGGTGGAGAGTAATGAACCATGATGACTTCCGTTTGGATGATTTTGCTGTTACAAGAGAGTTCTGGTCTGCTATCAATGAAGGATGGGAACTGATAGAATACAAATGGGTCACTGAAGACATTCATCAACTTATTCACCAAATGAAGCAACTGAAATGAAAATCCCACTCAAAGCAGTTACAATCACTTACACCAAAACTCTTACATTCACTCCTACAACTGAAATGTTTGAACTTTGGGATTGTCCTCCAGATCAAGAAGCATTTGAGAGTATGATGCTTCACGATTTCTTTGATGAAATCTATGATGAAATGAGAGCATCTGGAGACCCTATGCCTTATACTGATGTTCAACAATTTGAGACACACGAAATTGAATGGGAAGAAGCACTTGACTGGGAGATAGAAGAATGACTGAAGAACAACAAGAACTGTATGACGTTGTATCTGACTGGTGGGATGAAATCTTCACTGAACCCACCAAAGGTCGGTCTGCTTGTATTATTGATTTAGTTAATTCTATTATTGAGTGGAAAGATCGTGATGACTAATGAGTTTCGTAATGGTTTCGCACTTGTAATTGCTGTTGTTGGTTTTGGTATTCTAATCATTACATCACTATCAAACCACACACCAATCGATGAATCATCATTTGAAGTGGTTGATAAGTACAAAGAATGTGATATAGTAAGATATGCTCCCAATCAGGCAGCAACATACAAGTATTTCATGTATTGTGAGAAGAACAAATGAAACTCTTTAAAAGATGTTTTATGCATTGGAGAGAACTAATATCATATGATGGAACAGATCCTGAATTCGACCTTGAGGATTATGAAGGTATTTTTTGGGACTATCTAAATTATTCGTACATTAGACCAGAATGGAGTATTAAAAGCAAATGAGTATCCCTAATTTCAAATCCCAAGACGATTGGCAAGAGTTTCTCAACATCTTTGATAGTCAGTGGCATTGTAAAAAATCATTGCTAGATCGTGTCAAGAATGATTTGTTCACTGGTTACACCTGGGATCAACTTCAACCCAAGACCTTGGAAGTCATCAACGACATGGTACAATCTATGTTGTATGATGTAGATCGTCAGTTCAAAGAGACACACCAGGACTACAAGACTGATGATGATGAAATTTTCATTCCCTACCGTTCTTTCAAAGAGAATGTAACAGAGGCACTTAAAGAAGCACTGGAGAGCCATCAGAACAATGACACACTTTGACTACCTCACAAAATATATGTTTCCTGGTTGGGTTGAGTCTTGGAAGTATAACCTCAAGATATGGGCAGATTTAATGACCAGTAACTACAAACGATATTCAGATCCTTGGAGTGAAAGTCCAGAAAGAGAATGTCGTGAATGGTTCTGGGCATCACTCAATATGGATGATATATACACCAAAGAGTTTCTTGAAGGACTCTATCGGAAGATATCTGATATTGATAGTGGTAAAGAGAAGACATATCCTTTGGATGATGTTCTTGAAATATGGTCCGAGGACACACAAAAATACTATCAGTAATGTATACCTTCTGGATTCATCTTGTAGCTTTCTGGCAAGTTGTAGTGATGAACTGTATCCAACCCGTCAATTGGCAGTATTGTATTCCGGTTCATGAGTGGTTGTTGCCGGAATTAAGTCAGGGAATACAAATATATTTTGACAAGAGAATGGATTTCTTGTATAAATCAGAGAGGGACTATCTAGATAAATTAATTAAGTAAATTTTTAGAAGATGTAATGTCAGATAGAACACATACTGTTTGCAATAAATGTGGTGGTAAAGGTTGCAATTACTGCCACAAAGGTTGGGAATGTGAAGGTCATAACTGCAAAAAGTGTAAAATATTTGGACCCATTAAAGGAGAATGACATATGCATATGTTTGATACCGATATTCAAATTTTAATAAAAGAGGTAAATGATCTTAAAGAAAGAGTTGAATTTTTAGAAAAAGAAAATATTTCACAGACTAATGAATTATATGAACTGATGAATGAGATAGATTCTAAAAGGTGGAAGCATCCAGAATCATGTATTAATTCACTAGATCCATGATTGAATTTTATATTCCATTTATACTTACTTTTGGTGTTTGCCTTTTTGGTATTTTTCTTTTCATCCTATCAGTATTATCAGAATAATGGTATCATACCTGTAGATGAAGGATTAATATTCCTAAATATTATTTAAACTGAATTTAAACAAATTCACATTCAATAATGTCAGACCCATACAGTATAAAACCCCTGCTTTTAGAAGTAGGGGGTGTTTTTATTTCTCTTTTAGTCCTTTCAATTCCATTAATAATAATCCTATTATGAATTCATCTTTTACTGTCTATTCTAAAATTGGTTGCCCCTTTTGTACAAAGATTATGAAATTGTTAGAAATGTCCGAAATCTACTATACTGAGTATAAACTTGGAAGAGACTTTACAAAGGAAGAATTTTATTCTAAGTTTGGAACTGGTTCAACTTTCCCTAGAGTTATTGTTGGAGATCAACTGATAGGTGGTTGTTCTGAAGCTGTCAAATACCTCAGAGAAAATAATTTGGTGTAATGGATTACTACTGGGAACTCATTAATATTGTAGAAAAAACAGTTGACTATGCATTTGAATGTAAATATAGACTTAACATGTATGAGTATCTCAAACGTGAAAAATTTACCAAAAATGATGTTGAAAAATTTATGAATAGTGATACTGTAAAAAGTATCAATCTAATTATTCTTGACCTTGAACAATATCTTGAAGGTGGCAGTGATATTCATCATCAACAATTAAGAGAAGCTTATGGTCATTATGGTAAACCAGAGGCAAGAAAGATAAAAAATTATCTCAAAGAGTTATTACAAGATTGTTGGAAATATGGGAAAGAAAAAAGAACAAGAAAAAGAAGAAAACCATCTAAATAATCATGAAAGTGATGATTCCCTGAAAATTAATCGGGGAGTTGAATTACTTCTTAGAAATAAAAGGAGGGAACCAACAAAAACTTTTCAGACGAAGTTTAGAAAAATGGTTTCTCTTTTTCATAAAGAATTCCATTTTTTCTTAGATATACAATTTGATATAAGAAAAAAGGAGGACTAAAATGTTAGCAGTCACACTCACTCTTTCAACAATTATTTCGATTTTATTTTTATTAGTAGGATCGGTAATTGGATATCTTCTCAAAGAATATGTGATTGAAAGAAATTCAACATTTATTCCGACTCATCCAGAAATGTTTGATGAAAATGGTAACATTATACCTGACGAAGTAATGGCAGTCAGATTTGAAAACACTTTAGATGATTTTGAAGAAACGGACGATTGACAGATCAATCTAAATATTATACACTGAATAAGTTGAGACAAAAATTATGGCTACATCAACTACAACAAGAAAAAAATCTTCTACAACAATTAAAGAACTTCCACCAAATCCATTCATTTCAGAAATTGTAGATCTTGCTAGTAAACAGAGATCCAATGATAAGAAAGTAGAAGTTCTTAAGAAGTACAGAACTGATGCTCTCACCGCTATTCTAATTTGGAATTTTGATGAGAGTGTCATTTCTATGCTTCCTGAAGGTGAAGTTCCTTTTGAGAGAAATGAAGTTCCTGTTGGTACGGATCACACTTCTCTTCGTAAAGAGTGGAAAAACCTTTATCACTTTGTCAAAGGTGGTAATGACTCCCTCTCCAAAACTCGCAGAGAATCTATGTTCATTCAGATTCTTGAAGGTCTTCATCCCGACGAAGCTGATATTCTTTGTCTTGTAAAGGATAAGAATTTAGACACTAAGTACAAAATTAGTAAAACTGTAGTGGAAAAAGCTTTCCCCGACATCAAGTGGGGAGATAGATCTTGAGTAAAGTTAAAATTATTCGTGAAGATTGTGACAAATCTCTTTCTGAAAATAAAAAACTTCCGAATAACGCTTACCTCGTAACATATATTCTAGATGGTAATGTAAAGTATGATTTGGTACAGTCTATTAAAGTCGTAGATATTTTTGATCATTATTACGATAATTATAGAACAGATCTGAAAGACATTAGACAGTCTGCAGGTACAACAAATCCTAAACTTTGGAATGGTAAATTAGATGACTAAAGGTTTTGATATTAATTTTGAAGGTCTTGACATGAATCCTGATCAAGTTCAAAGTCTTCTCAAAAAATATAAGAAGATCAAAAAGTATCAGAAATCAAGTTTGTTTGCTGTCAAAACTATGGATGGGACAGAAGATTATATTTCTAAAATGGTGGAGGAAGCAAAAGATACAGGACTTTATAAGGAATAAACTGTATCAAATAATACAAAACTACTTGACTATATACAATATAGTGGCTTATAATAAAGCCATCGTTCATTCGTTATTCCCGAATAACGAACGCAAGTAAGTCGCGGAACGGAGCGTTCATCCTATGTTTGAGTTAGCACTATTAGCAAACTTAAATCGTGGTC